GGTGGTTTTTAGTTATATTTTTGAAGTGCAAAAAGACACTTCCCGCTGGTGTTGTTCGGATCGTGATGACGAAAACGTCCTCTTTTGGACTATATTGTCATGCTCTGCGTACAGTAGCAACATTGGTCGTTCGCGAGCCTTGTGTACTAGGGAGGTGCATGGGGGACTTTTGTCGGTGAAACCCCTCGTTGTAGGCTTTGGCCGAGTTGCTATACCTTGGAATGCTCAGGTCCAGGGTCCTTTTCCCATCCAACCAAAAAATGAAGTCTCCAATTGAAATTTTTCGGGGCCGGGCCCCTTTTATTGCCACTAAAGTGATACAACTGTTATGTCTCAGCTGTAAAAAATCTTTAGTTCATTTACGAGATGTGACCATGATACAATCAAGAACAGGTGGGTACGTACACACCTTCTGTTTGGACGCTTACTTGAGCAGACACCCAAGTTTCAGCGTGCACCGATTAAATTCCTTCCTAAATCAGGGAAATTGTTTGGTGCCCGTTGAACCTTCTGCTCCTGTGGCTCCATCTGAAGTTGAAGTAGTGCCTGTGTCTCAGCCGCTTGAGATTGTTCTTGAAGAGGATGATTATCCTATTTTTCCTCCTTTGGAGGACGATAGTATGCCTCCTCTGGAAAACAAAGATGGTGTGTTATCTACGTTTTCTCCCTCTGGTGAGATTTTACCACTTTTTCCAGAGGTTAATCCTGTTCCACCTGATTGTGAGCCGCCCGAACAAGCTGATTTGGGTCGCATATCAATGGGGTTGAGCGGGTCCCCATCCCCAGTTGGTAGACCAGAATTGGTTACTGATGGGGTGGATCCAGTTTCACTGTCTGGATCTGGTGATGTGGTTGTAGATATAACTGGCTCTCATGGGCCTGGTTGTAATTGCAGAATGCTTAGCAATAGAGATGGTCGTGAAGAACGACTGTGTGCTAATGCTGATTTTATTTTGCCTTCCATGTTCACCTGGGGTTTGACCGATCGTCATATGCAGTTCCAGTACATTCAAGATGTTTGGGGCTTGGTTAGTTTTATTAAAACCACCACTGTAAAATTACCTTGTAGTTTGGTTAATGAGTTGGTTATGTGGGGTGCTTTACATCCCCGCACAGCTGATGGGTTTTCTACAATGTTGATTAGGTGTGGTGAATTGCTTCGTGAAGTCGACGAGCCTGCTTGTGTTTTGTCCGAGTGGAGTTTGTTGGCACCTTACGCGGCGTGGTATATACTAAGAAATGATGGTCGATATAATTATTTACACCGTTATGTTAGGGGGGAATATTGTTCACCTTGTAGATTTGGTTCTTGGGTGTGTTGTTTTCTGTTTGCAGTTTTGTTGCTGCTTGCAGTGGTTTTAGTTATGCATGGGTACAAGCTTTTCTAGATTGGTGCACAAGCCGGTCTATGCTTCCCGGCAATGTTTGTGCAAACCTTTAAAATTTAAGGCGAAGGTTTACCCCAGGTTGGATAGGCTGGAGGTAAGTCCTTGGTTAACTAAGACACGACACGAATCTGTTTATTTACAAGGTGCGTATTCCCCATCAGTTTTTTCTAGTTGTGCATGGAATGAATACTGTGCTTTGAGAGGTAGAGCGTTGGTGGAAACACCCAGACCCAATCGAGGTGTTGTCTCCGATTTTTGTGGATTTGTTCGCAAATTTCACAGAATGTTGTTCCCGGGTATACATAAAAGGAAAGCGGTTTCTCTTGATGTATACTTAAAAGCCAGTAATGCCTCCCCTGCTGTTAAAGCTGCCATTCAACGGGCAGGTGCCAAATTGCAATCTCTTGGCATAACACAGGATTCCATATTAGACTCCGAATTTCTCCGTAAGGCCTCTACCCGCAAAGCGTTTGTAAAAGTTGAAAATAACTTATACAATACGCCTGTAGGTATAAAAGACAAGGCCCCAAGGTTAATACAAGGAGCTCGACCCGAATTTATCGCTTTGGTTGGTCCCGCCTTTTATTCTATTCAGAGTGCTATAAAAGAGTGTTGGTCCACCAATTTCATGGCTTGTTTTACTAGTTCTGTTACTGCTGTTCAGATTGGGGAGTATTTGAATGTTCCAGGACAAGTTTTTGAGAATGATGTATCCAGTTGGGATGCATCTATCTGCACCCAACTTTGTGAGTTAGAGGTTTGGCTAGCAAAACGGTTTGGTGCTCAGCGAGCGGTTGTCGATTTAATGATTGCAAATATCAAAACCCACGGAAGGACTACCCATGGTCTGACGTATAGTGTAAATGGTACCCGAAAATCTGGGGATCCGTATACTAGTTGCATGAATTCAGTATTGAATGGTTTACTTCATATTTACTGTTTTTGGAAAGCAGGTATTTCCGTTGACACCTTGCGGAAGAGCCTGCGCATGTGTGTGCAGGGTGATGATAATATAATGGTGTACCCAAAGTGGATGAAACCCAGGTTCAATTTGTTGTTGGACCTAGGCTTTAAGTCTGATAACTTGTACCGAAAATCTTTGTTGGAGGCTGAGTTTTGCTCCAACCGGTTTTATGTCCACGATGGGGGTTATGTTTTAGGACCCAAAATTGGTCGAGTTCTGAGCAAATTCGGCCATTTTTCCGATCTGCCAGTGCATTTGGATGTTCTGGGGGTCCTGCGGGGTGTCGCTATGGGGTATAAACATTGCGCGTCTTATGTGCCTGGTTTAGGTCAATTGATGAACCAGGTTATAAATGATACTTCTGGACATTTAGAAATATTCCCTAAAATTTACGATTTTAAGGTTGAGTATGTCGAAGTGTCTGTGTCTAAGGAAAAACGAATAATCAATTACTATAGGGACTTATGTTATTACAAGTTGGACATGTCCGGTCTTAAAATGCCCAGATTTGGCCAGTTGTTGTCCCATTGGAAATTCGAAGTTTTGTTCGACCGTGACACAGATGGTCCTAAAGCATTATTTTGTTAGTTTTTATTTATTTTCTTTATATCCCTAAGCGTTCTTGAAGCGGTAGGTGGAATACGAGATGGCAGGCAGTGACGTGTTTGGGTATCTGTTTCCTCTGAGCGATGGATTTTAGGGTGTTAAAACCATTCTTTGGGGGGGACCGATTTACTTGTGATGAAGTAATTAGGTGGTATCAGAGGTTCTTTGAACCTGCTCGCCCGTAATAGATCGCCTTTAGCAAGCGGTTAGCCTAAACCTGAGCTGGCCTCAGGTTGCAAGTCTTTAGTCGTGTTGTGCAACGGTCCCTGGAACGTGGTTACACAATCCAGGGGTTCGTTTTTTCAGCATGGGGCATTATCCCCTTGTGACTACTGCACGTGCTATCCCTTTTTTCACCGATCCCTTCTGTTTTCAATTTAAAAATGCCTCGTCATAAAAACAAATCAAATCAAAAAAATAAAGTGGTTGCTGTTGTGCCACAGAAAAATAAACAACACAAACATAAAAATAAAAATCCTGCTAAGTCTAGGTCCATTATATCCTCAGTTGGAAATGCTGTTGGTTCCATACTGGGTATACCTAAGTTAGGTACTACTGCTTCTACTATTATGTCTAGTATAACTGGGCGGGGTGCTTATAAAGTCCGTAGTAATAGTTTTATGAATGCTAGTGATGCCATTCCTCAATTCGATAAAAACCTTGATGGTTCTATTGTTTTGTCTCATAGAGAAATGGTCACTGATGTTCTAGGCAGTCAGAGATTTAATAGTAATGTGTATTTAATTGACCCAACTGTTGCATCTACATTTCCTTATTTGGCTAATGTGGCCATTAATTTTGAACAGTTTGAATTTCTAGGATTAGTATTTTGTTACAATCCTACTTCTGGTAATTCAGTCGCTTCCTCCAATACAGCTTTAGGAACGGTAATTATGGCCACGGAGTACGATGTTAGTAAACCTGTTTTCGGTTCAAAAACTGAAATGGAGTCTTATGAATATTGTACGTCTTGTGTCCCTAGTGAGCCAATGTTGCACCCCATTGAGTGCAACCCTAAACTGGATGTGTTAAATTCTCGTTATGTTGGTGGTCCGGCTCGTCAATTTAAGTATCCTTTGTCCACTTTGCCGGCTATTTCAAATGTGGACTCTGAATCAGCGCAATTGTCTTTGGCAGCTAATTTGCAGACTTTGGGCCGTCTGCAATTGGCTACTGTTGGTCAGCAAGTGGATAATTCAGATTTGGGTGAGTTGTGGGTTTCATACAAGATTAAATTAATGAAACCCCGATTGCCTCAAACTGGGTTGTGGTCTGGCATTTTCCATGCTGGTTCAACTGTAGGGTTAACGCCTACAGGGGCCATTAATGCTAGTTCCACGCATCCATTTACTGACGCGGCTATATATTCTGATTCTACTATGCCTCTTCAACCCGTAACTTTCCAACCAAACGCTCAGGTTGTGTGGATAAATCAACTGCCCCCTCGTACTGTTTTGGACTTTCGTTACATGTGCAATGGGTCTGGCGGTACTGTTAATGTGGGTGCAGTTACTTTGACCAATTGTACTTTGGTTACCAACATTTCTTCTAGTGTTGGTATGCAATCGGGTCCCATTTATTGTGGTGGTGGTACGGCTCAGACTATGGTTTTCTTTTCCATAATGTTGCCTGATATAACTGGTTCAAATGTGGTGGCGGTTAGTTTCGCACCACTAAGTGTAACTTCAGGTTTCGTTGGGGATTGGGATCTATTTGTCACTGTTAGACCGGTTGTTGACCAATCGGTTGGTCCTGGCCCGTTAACTTCTACTGCCCGTGATGAGTTAGTGTCAATTCGGCGTCAATATGATGGTGCCATTCAAAAACTTCAAGATAAATTGGATGGATTAACCACCTTGACTCAGTTTTTGCAATGTAAGCCTGAGGAGGTTAAGACTCCTGTTGATGCTGATCCTATTTCTGCGGAATGGGTTAATTCATTGTTAGTTGATGGTTTGGAATCGGCTTCACAGGTTGATCTCCATAAACTTGTTGATCACCTCCGGCTCCACGGCATTTCACCTAAACTTGATGACCCTCCTTTGAGGAAGCAGGTTGGTGTTAAAAGCCGTGATCCATTGGCCATAGTTAAGTAGGTTCCCTCAACTCGGTCGGACCCTTGTTGAGGTAGATAAGCGCTTCTTAGATCGCTTGTCTTTAGTTTGTTATAAGACTAAGACTGTTTGATTTCATCGCTCAGACAACGATCAACATAAGGTGATTCCTTTTAAGTTCGAGTAGGACTGTGCTCTTTTGCTGTGCCCAGGTGGTAATGATACTGTAGACACTACGTTATTGGAGTTTCTTTCCTGTTCTTGTTGATTGGCGAAAACCGTCTGTTTCGCCTCTGACCCAGACGTTGTGTGCAAAATTCCCGAGCCGACAGGGCCGCTTAAGAAATTCCTGTTGCCCCGGTGAGAAAGAAGTAATAATGGGCTGCTGTTGTTACAGCGGTCGTGCG